TCTGGCTTAACCATGTCCCAATCAACAGCCATATCGGTAGCTTCACTAGAATGGTCTAATGCTTCTCGCAGGGCGGTGATGGCTGCTGTACATTTGATACCACCGACACTTTTTGTTCCTTCAATGCCGTAATGTTCCAAAGCCTCCAACGCCTGCCGTGCGGCTTGTTCTAGTTTGGTCATTTATTCTTCTCCTTAAACTTGGCAATGACGGCATGTGTAAACGACCCAAAAACGTGCTTTTGTCTCCACCAAATAGCGTAAGTATCGGAGATGTCATCATCCGTCAAATCAACCCACTCGCCTTGCGGCTGCGCCAATGCTTCACGCGTGGCGGTGATTGCTGCATCTGTTTTTGTTTCATCGTATTCTTGATGCCCCAATCCACCGTCATCTACATATTGACAAGACTCCAAAGCCTCCAACGCCTGTTGCATTGCTGCTTGTTCTTTTGGTGTCATTACTCACTCCTTGCTCTGATGGCTGCGGCGCAGTTCTCTGCAAAATTCATTGGGTTGCTGCTTTCTTCTGCGTACTTATCGCACAACTTCGCACACGCCTCACGCTCCTCAAGGCGCACTTGTTTTAACTTGTGATCTAACCACTCATGGAACTCAAACTCTCTCATTCGGACGTTTTTTAAGAAATCTTTCATTGTTCACTCCTTGCTCGGATAGCGGTGGCATTTAGCTTGGCCATGGCGTCAGCAACCCTGACCATTGCTGCACTGCCGAACTCTTCATCAACCATTGCGTCTAGAGGGCTCTGTTCCTCGCACACCTTCGCACAGGCTTCACGTTCCGCTAGGACTGCGGACTCAATGCTGACAGGGGCGGCGTATTTAATCCCCTTATGAAAGCCACGTTCAAAACCTTGGCAAAACATCTTCCTCAATGTTGGTGTGTCGTTTTCTGGACGGACAAAGAAATATGCGTCTTCTGCTCCGTTTTGTTCTCCCTCTCGTAGAGCATTAAGGCGCTCATAATCCATTACCGGCTCCTGCTTTTCAGATAAACAGGTGTGTTTTCCTGAAATTTCCTGCTCTGCTAATGCTTCTGCTCGGACAAGGGCGGCGAAGCGTTCAAGTGCTTGTGTTAAACCTTCAGCCTCCGCATCAATGTCAGCCTCTAGTGCCAAAGCAACAAGTTGCTCACGCCCCAAAGGGCTGCGAATGATTTTGTCTTGTGTCATACACAGGTAACTTGACAGTTGTTATTGGAATCACAGCATGTGGTACAGAGCATGAACTTACCATCAGGTGTTAGGATAGATGTTTGAGTGCATGCTGCATATACATTAGTTGCAAGAGCAAGTGTCGCAATTAGAACAAGAATCTTTTTCATTTGGTAACTCCATAAGTGCAAGATCAATAGCCATTAATGCTTCATCACAAAAACGGACATTTTTCATTTCATTTGTATGAATTTTTAATAGCTGTTTTTGTACAAACAACAATGCTTGGTAGAAATGATCACGTTGATCAATTAGTTGTTGAATGTTCCCAGATGTGTAAGTCATTATGGCTCCTATATTGTAGTTCACGTTCAAAGATAAGTTCACGCATCCATTGCGGGATATGCTTTTGTGTTTCTAGAATTGCTTGAATATGATTAGTAGACATGGTGTTGAGTGCTACATATTGTAGTGGTTGATCACCACATTTACCATATGTACCCCACTTAAATGCTTCACGTTGTTCTTGCCAAGGCGACTCTGTTGTGACTGTTAGATCTTTTGCAGGTTCTTTATTGACAGATCGACGTAGATAATCTCTACCACCATCATTACAATAATATTCTCCGTTAGCATCAATATGCTCTTTAAAGTCATGTGTATACAAAGACGTTAAGATTGTACCATCAGGCGTTTGCATACTATTATGAATAATATGTGACATATGTTCCTTTGAATTGGTACCCTGAGTAGGAGTCGAACCCACATTTAACGGAATAGAAGTCCGTTGTCCTATCCAATTAGACGATCAGGGTATGGAGCGGATGATGGGATTTGAACCCATAACCATCTAGGTGGAAGCCAGATATTCTACCAATTGAACTACATCCGCTGGGTGGCCGATCAAAACTAAACATGTAACTTGAGGAGAAACCATGAATAGTAATGACCGACCATTAAAACAACTAACATAACTATACTAATATTATACCATAGTTACGAACTCATCTTCAATGAGGAATGCAATAATTTCTGTAGCCTCATCTGGACTAGCGTCAACAAGATTGTTTAGATAATCTTCATCACGTTCATCCATCCAATACCGAATAAAGTCCTTTGCTTTTTCTGGCGCTTGATACACCCAGTTACTGAGATTAGTCATACCACGATTAAAACAGTTCACCGCTTTTTGTGTAATGTCTTTAATATATGGATCGCTAATTCCGTTGTAGACATGTGCTTCTCCAACGGGATCTTCTTCGTAGTCGCGGTAGTTGGCTGGAAAGCCGTAGGTTTCGTAATCTTCTGAGTCCCAGTACGGGTGAGTATGTTTGTACACTGTTGGAAATTTTTTGTATGATGCACCATACCCAAACTTTGCAGTAGACCATGCATAGGTGTTAGACAACCATGCACCGAAATGATTTACACCTAAGCCACGATTGATAACAGCAATCCGGCCATCCCGATGAACAAGCCCAAACTTATTGCCTGAACCAATGTGACTACCCAAGAAAGTTTGGATCTGTGGGTCAAAGAGTGCATCCTCGCCATATTTCTCCACCATAGGGCGTAGGTAATTTCTAATGTAATGCCATGTATCAGACTTCGTAGTGTCAGCCACATTGCCTGTAGAAAGAATTCCGTTATGAGCCAGCCAGAGGTTATCAGTGATGTGATACGGGTGACAATTTTCATAGTCAATATCTCCGTGAGTTTTCATGCGGAAATGAATGATACATTCCTTACCTTTGACATGATCGTTGTACAGTGTGATGATGTCTTCGACAGAACCTACATGCTTAAGCACATGTACTTTGTCGCCGTCACCCCAACATGCACCAAAGCCATCGGAGTTATGAGTATAGAAATCCTGCAGTACTTCATCAGTAAAGACAGTTTCTGGTGTGTGATGAATTAGAATACACATAATAAATTCCTTAATTAAGCTGCAATTGTGGCTACGGTTCGTGAATTCTCTTCAACAAACCAACGTTGAACTGCGTTTATTGTAGCTTCTCTTTCTTCGTTGGTTAGTACAAGTTCATCCAATGAATATGAAATATTACGTCGAGATGAGCCACGTTGACGGGGTTCTGGTGTACGTGGTGGTTCGTCTGCTACTACTGCAACTGGTTCGGGTTTAACAACACGTAGATTATACATAGGTTTGATTTGTTTGTCAACAATATCTTTAATGCGTGAACTACGTTGCTCTAGATACGTGCGTAAGAACTTAGTATCCATACGTTGCTCTGGTTTATAAATAAACTCAAAGAATTTAAGCTCTGACAATTCTTCTAATGATGTATTAGCTGCAAAGTTAATGACAGCATTAGTGAATTCGATAGCAGCTTGAATAGCATTGTAGTTTAATGTACCACGGAAGATACGAAACTCTAGTGTATGTCGCTTACAAAGATTGACCATCTCGTACTTATCGTTAGGCTTTGCACCATCAGCAAGTGTTACATGCTTGGCACGACAATAACCTGAACCATAACGGCGAGCAATTGTTTTAATGAGTGCTTTGTTTGATGGGTTGTTAACAAAACAAACTGCTTTGCTGATTGTAAGAGAAGACAAACCTTTGCGACTAACGTGTACATGCAGACCACAGGTGCTTGTGTTGTGTGATCGGATGTTGGCAATGAGATTGGGTTGCTCCAACCATTTCCAAATTTCACGGTGTTTGTCAAGTCCCATTGGATTTGAAATCATCTCAAACCCATGATCAATACTACCATCTTCTTCAAATAGTAGTTGCTCATTACGACTACGATTACTATCGAACCAATCATCAATAGCTTTTGCTGATTCGTTACGAGAACCACGTACACATTCAACTTCTAACTCAACACCGAAATGTCGGTTGTTAGACTTTGACCAAGGTGAATTGACTAATACAAAATCATCACTGTGTGCATGATAACCACGAATTACAGACGCATCTTCGTCTTCGTAATCATCGTGAATATATCGTTCACGATCTTCGTCCCAAGTGAATGCAAATGTATCACCTTCACAATTAATTGTCCAGTCTTCTCCGTTTGGTCCAGTTGCTTCTACTGCATCGCATGATGGGAACCAGTAATGACCATAATCACACCAAGAATAGTGGTTTTGGCGACATGTTGGACAAACAAAATTTCCATCGTTTGTTTCTACACGATCATTACAATATTCACTACATTCATCACAAATGTAAAGACAGAATTCACCATCACGCACTAGTTCATCAAAAACTTCTGTGTAATAATCACAGTTGACATATGACAAAAAGTCATTGACAAATTTAGCAACACCTGAAAATGACATTGCCCAACCTTGTGCATGTACAGAAGAATAAATAGCAAGTCCGATTGGCAAGAAGAAATACTTTTCTTTGTCTGTATCACCGAGTAGAATTTCGTTGACTTTGATGTTATAAAATTCATCAATTTCATGACAAATACGACGATTTCGTTGACGATCAAATGTATATAATTCTCGGAGATAATGCCGAAAGTTTCTAGCACGTACAATGGATGCCGTAAGATCAAACCATTCATTTGCATCGGCATTTGGATCTTCTTGCCATTTCATGTAAATGTCTTTGCCACCGATGTATTCCATCGCTTGGTCAAGTGACATATTGTCAAAGATACTCATTTAAAACTCCTTGGTTATTTGGAAGAGGTAAATTCAACTACCTTAATACCATAGGCTTTAATAGCCTCACTACAAATTGGACAAGGTTTTGCTAGTAGGGGTAGACCGTGCTTGTCAAAACGTTCTACAACAATGCGATGAATCTTTTTATCCTTTGCTTTGAGAATAGCTGCAATCTCTGCATGAAGATATTCTTTGTGTGTATGACCGACCCTACATGCGAAATACTTTTGCAATGGATGAGTCTTGACATAGCTATTAAATCCTGTACTAAGTTTGCTACCTTTTTTATCGTAGCATGTCGCACGAATTTTATAGCGCTGTGTCATTATAACTTCCTTAGAATGTAGCCATCTCCGTCAATTGTTGTGTATCTGCGTCGAAAATCAAGACACAATTACCATCAGACTTGACACGTGTAAACACATGTTGTCCATCTGTCCACACATCACAACGAATCATGTAAGCAGAGTTTGTTTTGGGGAATGGTTGATTGTGTGATGCACTAACATGTACATCTTCAAGCATTACATCTCGACCACTTGTCATTCTGTATACCTCATTTCAATTTGGATTTGTTTGTTGTATTCAGCGCGATCACGCTCGTTTTGTTCTGCTGCTTCTACTGCTTGATAATATACATTATCTTTAACAAGTTCTGTGATTGGATTATCTCCTAGCCAGATTTCTTCTACAAACAATTCATTATCAACGATAATATAATAAGCTGTTAATGAATATCCTTCATAAGTAAAGTTACATTCATATGAAATCACTGCAGTTCCTCTGGAATATCCACCTCATCGCCTAACTTGCTGGCGACATAGCAGCGCATGGCTGCGATTAATGGGGTTTCACCTGTTTTATGAGGCATGGCTACCCCATGCACAGTTGCGACCCAACCACCGTTGGCATGAGGTAATAAACAAATAACCTCCCTCTCAATGATCGGGCCGCCTTGTGTCCAGTCGGTTGACGGGCTGTATCGACTAGTAAACGGAGAAACACGTAGAAGGCATCTAGTAATGCCATCGTTAATATATTCAACTTCCAGCGTTTCACACTTTGCCACTGCCCAATCTAGTGCTGCTCCGGTTAGTTCTGATGTTTTCATTCGTCGAACTCCATGCATGTTTACTCGGCTTTGTCGATGATGTGTGGTTTGTTCATGTTAGATATGCTCCTAAAACGTGCGTAAAGGTGTCTACAACGAGCGAGTAGATGTTTAGGTATAGCTGAGTATAGGAAACCATAGAAATCTCCTCAAAATGCGTTAAACAGTGCTTAATGAGGAAAAGGTTGATAATCCGCTGGTTCCAGACTGATTGATGCAAATGCAGATGTTTTTGTCGTTTAGAACGTACGAATCCAAAGTTTTACGACAACGAGTCATGGCTACTTTTATATCCTTAATTGCTTTACCAAAACGATAGCTATGAAGTTGACCCCATTCATCACGACGATTGATCATTAGATAATACATGGCTGATATTCTCCAGAAAAAGTTTGCTACCTTATGACTATGACCGACCCTAGTACCTAGTCATAGTGGTTTTATGTATATTTTAATCTAATTAAAAAATATATAAAACTACTATACACAATTTAATCCTTACGGTTTTAATGCGAGCGCGAAGCGCGAGCGGCGCAAAAAAATACCCCATGCACCGATTTGGTGCACAGGGTATTATGACCGACCTATTACCAGTCGGAGTTGTCGATCTGGCTGGCTGCTGCCATGTAAGCATCACGCAGCTGCTCGGCGCGTTGGTCGAGGCGTTGCTCAATCTTACGCTTTGCGTTTACAGTTGCCTCTGACAGCTTGGGCAGAACGTCCGCCCATTTGGGAAGTGTAAACTCCCAGTCTTTCGCGGTTGCTTCGATTAACAGACCTTCATCACGGCGCAACCATTCGCCAGCTTTGGCGTATGCTTCTTGGATGATTGTCTGGAGTACGTTGTTAGCCTCCTGTGCGGCGGCTTGGTGAACCTGCGGCTCAAGATCGCATAGCCAACCTTCATAAATACCCAACAGGTTAGCGCGGGTGCTTTGGGCGTACAGTTGTGCCTGTGTGAGCGACACCTCCAAGATTTCGCGTGCTTGTTCGTAGCTGATGCCCTGTTCCGTGGCGGTTTTGGCGATCATTGATTCATTAGCTGACCAGACCTTACCAAGACCGACAAAGTTTTCGATTACTTCATCAGCAGAGAAGTCTTGCTCGGTGATTGCCATCATCGATTCCAGACGCTGGCGGGCGAAGCGTGCAGCGGTCTTCAGATCGTCCATCGCTGAAGCGTGCTTGCATTTGACCACAGCCTCGCGTGCTTTCAAAAACGCGCTGGCTTCTTTTCGTAGTGCGAACGATACGGAGTTGGCGAGAATTTCGGATTGTGTGTGCATTTGGATCACTCCTTAATGAGTTTTGACAGGGGATAGACAAGGGAACCACAGACGATGGAAATCAACCCAACGAGCTGACCAGTTGTGCAGTCCTGCCCAAATAGGGCGATAACAACGAGGGACAGAATCCCCGCTAGAATAGATAATTGAACCATGACCGACCCCTTATAAGTGCGTGGCAATATCACCACAGACAAATAATAGCACAGAAACACAAGATAGAATCATAAAACAAAAAAATAATTCTATAGTGTTGTAAAAATGGTACATCTCCTCTCTGTAGACACGCGCTTGCGCGTCATTGGCGAGAATGTATATACATACAGAACAACACGCGAGGATCGCGCTATGAGAAGATCATCTGCTCGTCTTTGCGTAACATCTATTCAGACGCAGCAGAGCAGGTACCAATGACCGACCCATAGACCGCTGGGTTTGCGCTAGTGATTTAGCAAGCTTGTCCCCCTTTGGGGGATAGCCGTAGGCTACTTGCGACAAGCACGGTGCTGCTTGCAGCAAGCGCCCACAGAACAGCAGTTAAGCAGCCTTCTTCGCTTTGTTGGCATCTGCGCTGATGGCTTTCCACATAGCACGGAGACCTTCAACTTCGATTGTTACATCTGCAAGATCCTTTGCGAGAGGATGTTTGAAGTGTGCAGCTGAACTAGCTACATCACCTAACAGTTGCTTGGCGATGATCAACTTGAGACCCGGACCTGCGTTCTTCATCAGTGCATCGAAGATGGTGAAATCAAAGTGCTTGGTGTTTGCTTGTGACATGGTATGACTCCTTAGTGATGAAATAATTACTGCTTAGAATAAAGACGATCGAAGAATGCAAAGAAGATTTCTTCTGGAAGATTAACGAACACTGTATCGTGCATCTCGTGATACACTTCTAGAAGGATTTGATACTCCCTATCAGATAGCTTATATGATTCCATGACATACTCCTTAAGACTGAAGTGCTGCTTGCTGCACGTGCGCAGCGAAATAAACTACACAAGAACTACTACAAAATATACATTCCACTATATGAAATATACTCACAAATCAGCCTTAATTGGTATGACCAATTTGTTATTAGCCCATTGATTATATAAGTAGGTGAGAATTACTCTCATTTATATACACTTATGTACGTATAGTGTGTGTATAAAAGATAAGCTAACTACTTGAGAAGACAGTATTTATTGAAGACAAAGAGCAGGGTGTAGCGGTGCAGTGTGTATGTTTAGATGTTTAATCCTTACGGTGTTGAGGGCGTTCAGAAGACAGGGGGTGGGGGGAAAAGCTGGGGGTTTGCTTTATGGAGAGTCACACCTTGCTAAAATTTTATATATTTTCAAAACAAGGGTAGTCTCTTTAGAGACACCCGTGCATACCTTCGGTATTAAGGTAGGGGTATTGGGGGAATATTTTTATTGTTGTTTATTATTGTTGGTTGACGTGTGGGCTGCGGTTGGGAGAGAAGCATACCCAATCCTCGCCAGATCAACTGGCGTTGACTGTCGCCAGTGCTCCTCAGTAAGAGCACCATCCGAACTATAATATATATATAAATATATATATAATTATAAAAATATAAATATATAACTATAAGAATATATAAATATAACTATAAATATATATAATATTATAAATATATAATTATATATATATATATAAATATATAAGATTATACACTACTATCTTCTTCTTGTCAAGTAGCATAGCTACGATTCTTCTTTAGAAGAAAGTAGTACAATTCATCTTCTTAAAAATTATTCCGATCATCTTTTTTTACAAATAGCTTGACATTACATAAAGAACTTGATATAATGTATATATAAGGACAGGAATACTCTGTTTGGATTGGCGGGGAAGTTAGAGAGTCTCGGCGGACTGTAAATCCGTTCCTCACTGGTGAGTAGGTGCAAATCCTACCCGATCCACCAAGAACACTATTGGAGACAATTTATGGCACGAGGTGGCTATGTATATGTCAAAGCACCAAAACGTAATGACATATCCCAACAAGACCGAGGTAATTGGTCTGAAAAGAAAAAGTTAGAAGCATTGTCGTACTTTGTAGCAAATGGCTCAATGGCCGAAACAAGTAGACATTGCCAAGTACCATATTCAACATTATTAAAATGGAAAGAAACTGATTGGTGGAAAGATAAGATCAGGGACATCCAAACAGAAGATTATGATAAGCTTGATGCTAAACTAACCAAAGCATTGGACAAAGCGTTAGATCAAGTGATGGATAGAATTAATAACGGTGATCACATCTATGATCCCCGTACAGGTAAAGTACGCCAGATTCCAGCAAAGCTACGTGATTTAAACACAGCTTTTAATGGTCTAATGGACAAGCGTCAATTGATTCGTAAACAACCTACAAAGATTGTCGAACAAACTACAACTGCAACTCAGCTACAAAACTTAGCAGAACAGTTTGCAGCATTTGTCTCTGGTAAAAAACCACAGGACAGTCTTAAAGATGTTACTCTTGAGTTTATCGAGGGTGAAACAGTTGAACAGGATGAAGATGGTACTTATCGTGTAATTGATAATAGCATTGGAGAAGACGATGCCCTTCATGACGAATGGGAAACGCGATTACAAGAAGGAACTGAATTGGGAGAAGAAGAAGAAACCCAATCGGGTGAAGGATCGAGCCCAGAGAAATGCAGCGAGAGCGACTGTGGCTAAAGCAAATGGTGTAAAAGCTACCTCTATTAAAGGTGATGTGGGCCACAAGAAAGCAGTTAGCAAGGGCGGTAAAAACGGTCTAGCTAATTTGTTCGTTCAAAATGCCGGCGCTAATCGCAGTTTTTCTAGAAATAAAGATGGTTCTATGAAGAGTGAAACATCTAAACGAGAACGTAAAAAATAGTATAAAAACGAGGAGATCGTATGGCTAAGATAGAATATCCAAAACTAACTAAAGAAATTATTGAGGGTTTTGCTACATCCTGTCTTACCAAATACTACGATGAAGCCTCACAATTTGCAAGTTTTCACAAAGAGTGGTGGGAACTTTGTTGTTCTGATGATAAGTTTGTAGCTATCTGTGCACCACGTGGTCATAGTAAATCTACAACCATCACAATTACATACACTCTCGCAGCTGTTCTTTTTAGACAACGTCGTTATGTGCTTATTGTAGCTGATACAGAAGCACAGGCTAGTTTGTTCTTAGGACAGATCAAGCAAATTCTGTATGATTCATCTGAAATTCACAATCTCTTTGGTCTTCAAATGGGGGCTAAGGGAGTTGAGTTTGAAAAGGATACAGAAACTGACATCATTGTTAAGTTTGCAGATCAAAGTAGTTTTCGTATTGTAGCTAAAGGTGCAGAACAGAAACTACGTGGTATGCTCTGGAATGGTCAACGACCAGACATGATCGTTATTGATGATTTAATGAACGAGGAACTAGTAGCGAACAAAGATCGTCGTGATAAGCTTCGCCGTTGGGTATATGGTTCACTGATCCCCTGTCGTTCTGAGAGGGGAATTATCAGATTTGTTGGAACGCCAATGAACCTAGATGATCCTCTTGAGTCATTAATGCCAAAAGAAAACGCTAAAGACACTGTAATTGAGGAATTAAAAACATGGTCTAAACGTAAAATTGGTATGTGGAGATCTGTTAAGTATCGAGCACATAATCAAGACTATTCTGCTATTTTGTGGCCCGATCGTAAAAACAAACAGCTCTTTGAAGAACTTCGACAGGACTTTTCTGATCAAGGTATTCCAGAAGTTTATGCTTGTGAGTACTTGTGTAATCCTGTAGATGATTCTATCAGATACTTTCGTAAGGGAGATTTTCTCTCTATGACAGAAGATGATAGAAAGAAGAATAAAACGTACTACATTACAGCTGACTTAGCAATCTCCCAGAAAGAACGTGCTGACTATACAGCAATTGTTGTTGGTGGTATGGATAGTAATGGTCAGTTACATATTGTTAACTGTATTCGTGAACGTTTGAGTGGTGATGAAATCGTAACTACACTTCTATCACTACAAAAGATTTATAATCCAATGGCAGTTGGCATTGAAGATACTCAAATCTCTAAAGCACTTGGTCCTTATCTAAACCGTGCTATGATGGAAGACGGTACTTACATGAATGTCATCATGCTAAAACCACATCGCCAAGATAAGATGCAACGTGCGCGTGCTATTCAAGCGCGTATGCGTGCTGGCATGGTTAAGTTTGATAAGAATGCAGATTGGTGGTTAACCTTTGAGGATGAATGCATGTCATTCCCTCGCGCAAGACATGATGATACAGTAGATGCTCTGGCTTATCAGGGTATTCTTATTGATTCTATGTCTGAAGGTTTAACTGATGAAGAGCTTGAAGATGAAGCTTATGAAGAGGAATATCGTGAATCTGGTATGTCTGAACAAGGCAGATCAGAGATAACTGGATACTGATATGAAAATTGAAAAAATTCTAGATTCCGTAAATATTGCAGAAGATTTAGAAAAACAACAACTGCATATGATCGGTAAATCTGTAGTAGAGGGATTTGATACTGATCTAGCATCACGTAAACCTTGGGAGAAGGATCTTGAATCTTGGACAAAGCTTGCTTTGCAGATTGCAGATACTAAAACATTCCCTTGGACAGGTGCTGCAAACATTAAATATCCCCTTTTGGCTACTGCTGCTATGCAGTTTGCTGCTCGTGCCTATCCTACATTGGTACCTTCAAACGGTAAAGTTGTTAAATGCCGTGTAGTTGGTGCTGATCCTGATGGTCAAAAGACAGCACGCGCAGAGCGTATCTCTACCCACATGTCTTATCAGCTACTTGAGCAAATGGATGGTTGGGAAGAAGATATGGATAAACTACTTATCTCGCTACCCATTGCAGGAACTGTCTTTAAGAAGACTTATTGGGATGCTGGTAAACAGCAAAACTGCTCTAAGTTAGTTCTTCCTAAGAACCTTGTAGTTAATTACTACGCTCGTTGTATCGAAGATGCAGAACGTATTAGTGAAGTTATCCTTATGTCGCAGCGTAAGGTTAAAGAACGTCAAAATGAAGGTATTTTTCTAGACACTAAATTGCCCCGACCAAGTGGTGATGCTATTCTAGAACAAGATCGTGTTAACAATGCATTTCAATTAGTATCTGATGACGACAAAACAACTGATTATACTCTAATTGAACAGCATTGCTTCTTAGATCTAGATGAAGATGGTTATGCAGAACCATACATTGTCACAGTTGAATACAACTCTGGCCGAGTTCTACGCATTGTACCACGCTTCTCTGATAAGGATGTACTTGTAAATGAAAAAGGCAAGGTTGTTAAGATTGAGCCAATTCAGTATTATACCAAGTACGACTTTATCCCAAACCCAGACGGTGGATTTTACTCCATCGGGTTTGGTAGACTTCTTGGGCCTCTTAACGAATCTAGCAACACAATTATTAATCAATTGGTGGATGCTGGTTCATTAAGCAACCTACAGTCTGGCTTTATCGGTAAAGGCTTGCGCATTAAAATGGGTGAAGCTAAGTTCTCTCCCGGAGAATGGAAAGCTGTTAATGCCACTGGTGATGATATTAAGAAGCAGATCTTCCCATTACCAGTACGGGATCCGAGTCCAGTACTATTTAATTTACTAGATCTTCTCCTAAAATCAGGCAAAGAACTAGCGTCTGTTGCAGAAATCTTTGTTGGTAAGATGCCCGGTCAAAATACACCAGCAACTACAACAATGGCAACAATCGAACAAGGCATGAAGGTATTTACTGCTGTTTATAAGCGTGTATATCGTAGCCTTGCTAAAGAATTCCAGAAGCTTTATGTACTCAATCGTGAATACATGAATCCTCAGGAATATATTGAAGTACTAGATCAGCCTGTTGAACAGTCTGATTATATGGGTTCAGAGAATGATGTAATCCCTGCTGCCGATCCTACTGCGGTTTCAAACCAAGAAAAGCAAGCAAAGGTTCAAGCATTGATGCAGATTCTCCAGCTAGGTACTATCAATCCGATGGCTGTTACTAAACTGTACTTAGAAGCTTTTGAGATTCCAAATGCAGAATCATTTATTAACCAGCCACAACCACAGGGACCATCCCCCGAACAGCAACAAGCAGAAGCTAAACTCCAACTAGAACAACAAAAGGCTCAGATGGATATGCAAGTTGCTTCTCACAAGATGCAAATGGAACACGCATCTAAAGAACAAGAGATGGCAATGAAAGCTCGTGCTCAACAACAAGAGCTTGAAATGAAACAAGTAGAGGCTGTCTTAAAAGCTAAGGCCGCACAAGAACAGCATGGTCAGCGTATGCAACAATCACAAGATAAGCATGTGCAGGGTATGGTACAACGCCATATGCAAGGACAGCAACAAAACAAAAAGTAATTTCCTAGAGAGGAATAGATGACAGTTATTACTGCAAGTGATTTTCTAGATTGGAAATCAAATCCTGTTACTAAGGCTTTTTTTGAAGCGTGTAATGAACGGATTGAAGATGCTAAAGATAATTTAGCTATTAGTGCTGGTATTGATAGCACCCAAGATAATCTACTACGAGGTTTTATTCTTGCTTATCGTGAAATGCAAGAATTCCGAATTGATGATTTAGAGGGAGCTGAAATAGATGGCAATTAAAATTCTACTTCATCACGTCTTAGTAAAGTTGGATGATGCTATTGAAGCTGATGATGCACTTAAACGTGCTCAAGCTGCTGGCATTATTATTGAATTAGATAAACGAGAAAAAAATGCCGTCGAGTATGGCACTGTAATTCAAGTAGGACCAACCGCCTTTGTGGACTATGGGCGAGATAAAACTATTTTGAAAGAAGGTGATCGTATCTCCTTTAACAGATATTCTGGTAAAGGTATTAAAGATTCAGATGGTTCTGAGTACGTCCTACTCAACGATTCTGATGTACTTGTAGTAGTAGAATAAAAGGAATAGTCATGAGTGAAGAACTTCAAACTACTTTAGAAGTAGAACAACAACCAGTAGAAACACAAACAACACAACAACCTGAAACAAAGGTGGATCCTTATGAGGAAGAAGCCCGCGCACAAGGTTGGAAACCACTAGAAGAATACGAAGGCGACCCCGACAAATGGCGTGGTAGTAAAGAGTTCGTAGAACGTGGTGAATTGTTTGGTAAGATTGATACCCTTGGCAAAGAACTTAAAGAGACTCGTAAGGCTCTTAAGATGCTACAGGATCATCACTCTAAAGTCAAAGAAACTGAGTTTACTCGCGCAGTCAATGAACTTAAGGGTCTTCAAAAGAAGCACCTTGAGGAAGGCAATTCAGACGAGTATCTCAAAACAACTGAGCTATTAACAGATCTTAAGGCTGAACAAAAAGCACGTGAAGTGATGAGTCAGCAGCAGACGCAACAAGTAGATCCCCGCTTTACTGCATGGAGTGAAAAGAATGCATGGTATGGTAAGGATCCTGAAATGCGTCAATTTGCAGATACCTTGGGTCTAGGCTACGCTCAGGCTAACCCCGGTCTAGATCCAGACGAAGTTTTAGAGTATGTGACTGGTCAAGTCAAAAAGACTTTTAAAGATAAGTTTGAAAATCCAAATCGAACTAAACCTTCTGCCGTAGAAGGCAGTAATAATGCTCAACCGAAAAAAGAAGATGTTCAATTAACAGACGACGAGCGTCGAGTAATGAACACATTTGTTCGCCAAGGCATTATGAGTAAGGAAGAATATATCGCCCAAGTAAAGGCAATGCGAGGTTAATATGAATGCAAAGACATCAAAGCGTGTAGTACGTAGTTCTCTATTCCAACGTGGTCCACAAGTAATCACTGGGGACAAAGACCCTGATTATGTTTATCGGTTTGTAAATGATAGTGGTTCTCGTATTGATCAGATGAAGAATGCTGGTTACGAGATTGTTACAGACGATGACTTGGTTGTAGGTGAATCACGTGTAAGTGATCCAAATCAACTTGGCTCTGGTAAACGAGTCGTCAGTAAGGATGGTACAGTACAGTATCTAATGCGCCAAAAGAAAGAATGGTATGATGAAGATCAAGCCACAAAACAAGCGCACAATGACGAAATTGAACAGGCCATGAAAAAACAAGCACAGGAAGGTATGTACGGCTCTATTAAAACTAGCCGAGACTAACTTCTATAATCTATTCCCGAAAGGAAACAAATGGCAAACGTTTCAAAGATTAACGGCTTTAAGCCCGTTAAGCATGTTAACGGCTCACCATACAATGGTCAGTCAAATACATATTTTGTCCCAGCCACAGATAGCACTGCGCTATTTGTTGGTGACGTAGTTAAACTAGCTGCTGATGGTAATGCATCTGGCTACCCACAAGTTACTGCTGCTACAGCCGGTGTTGCTGGTACAGGCGCAGCTGCTGTTGGTGTAGTTGTTGGTGTTATTAACACTAAGCTAGATCCAATCACTGGTAAGATGACTGCTGGTTCAATCGCTCTAGATACTCCACAGTATCGTCCAGCTTCAACTGCTCAGTACGTTCGAGTTGCTGATGCTACTGATGTTATCTACGAAGTAGAAGCTACTAACGGCGGTTCAGCTTATTCATTCGCTGTTGCTGACATTGGTCAAAATGCTAACCTATTTGCTGGTTCAGGTTCAACCACTACTGGTAATTCAGCTTACTCACTAGACTGCGGTGATAAGGGTGCTACTGCTACCCTACCATTCAAGATCGTTGGCACTTCACAAGTTGTTGGCAACGAAGCCACTGGTAACTACACCAAGGTTCTAGTACAGCTAAACAATTCCCAGTTTAAGGGTGGCACTGGCACAGCCGGTGTTTAATAGGAAAGGATAATTAAATGTCAGGCGTAATTACTAGTTCAAGTTTTGCAAAGCTACTCTGGCCCGGTCTAAACTCAGTTTACGGTAAAGAGTATGCAGATTACCCAGTCGAATGGGATCAACTATTTGAGAAGAACACTTCTGATCGTGCATACGAAGAAGATCTAGGTCTCTCAAGCTTTGGCCTTGCTGCTGTTAAGGCTGAAGGCGCTCCAATTCAGTATGATACTGAACGTCAAGGCTTCACCTCACGTTACAACCATGTTGTATATGCACTAGGTTTCATCATCACTCGTGAAATTTACGAAGATGACTTATATGGTAAGGTTGGTGCTCAGAAGGCTAAGGCTCTAGCACGCTCAATGCGTCAGACCAAGGAAATCAATGGTGCTAACGTTTACAACCGTGCATTCACAGCAGGTTATGTTGGTGGTGATGGTGCTACTCTAGTATCAGCTTCACATGCTAACGTTGCTGGTGGTACTTGGTCAAACCAAATCGCTACCGCTTCAGATCTATCAGAAGCTGCTCTAGAACAAGCTGTTATCGACATTGCTGGTTTCCGTGATGATCGTGGTCTACTAATTGCTGCTAAGCCAGAGCAACTAGTTATTCCTTATCAGCAGCAGTTTGAAGCTCATCGTATCCTTGGTGCTAACGGTCGTGTCGGTACAGACTTCAACGATCCTAACGCCATTAAGGACATGAGCCTATTCAAGGATGTTACTGTTAACCACTACTTCACTGATAGTGATGCATGGTTCATCCGTACAAACGTTAAGGATGGTCTCAAGTACTTTGAACGCCGTGGCGATCAGTTTGAAATGGATAATGACTTTGATACCGAGAACGCTAAGTTCAAGGCCACTGCTCGTTACTCATTCGGTTGGTCAGACCCACGTGCAATCTATGGTTCAGCCGGGGCCTGATGAATCCATCCCACACTAAAGAGTCGTGGGCAGAATACATGCGGGAGTACAGAAAAAGGAAACCGCATGTAATGAAAAGCATTGACCTTAAAAAACGTTTTGGTATTAGTTTAGAAGAATATGAACTAATGTTAAAATCTCAAAATAATGTCTGTGCAATCTGCAAACAACCAGAAGTATCTATAGACCATCGAACAAAAAAAGTTCGTACTCTAGCAGTAGACCATTGCCATACTACGAATAAAATTCGTGGACTACTTTGTACAAACTGTAATACTGCTTTGGGACTCTTTAAGGATGATACATCTGTTCTAACACAAGCTATTGCTTATTTAGGAGATTAACATGCCTCAAGGTATTATTGGCCCACAGGGTATTACTGTAATCACTCCACCAGCACGTGACTCGTATGAGAAGATCGGTAAGATTGACTCAACTGATGGCACAACTGGTGTTGCTGTATTTGGTATTCCAAAGGGTGCTTTTATTGCAGGTGTTTACACCATTTCTATGGGTGCTAACACCACACAAAACATCGAAGCTGGTTTCAGTTCCGGTGGTGATGAACTACTAACTTCATTTGCTCCAAACTCAACAGGTTATGCTGTAGCTGGTGCTAATGCTGGTTCAGCAGTTGGTACACAACTAACAGCTGATAAGATTGTTTATCTAACAGCAGACGCTGCTCTTACAAGTGCAGTGTATGTTAAGGTTGAATACTGGCTACCACCAGTAGGTCAAGCCTACTAAGTTATACCCATAGGGGGAGTTTATTGTAATTAATTGCAGTATTCTCTCCCTATTTTTATTTGATCATTCAGGAGAGTGAAAATATGGCTTCATCTTATTCAAGTGGTCTTAAGACTGCTGATGCCGTAATCGCTACTGGTGTTAACCGCATTAATGCAGTGACCCTACATAGTGATGGCACAAACGCTTGCAGTGTTGTAATTTATGATAACGCTAGTGCTGCAAGTGGCACTGTTCTAGCAAAGGTTTCTATTGGTGCTGCTTCCCTAAAAACTACTGAGGAAGTGGTATTCTCAAATCCAGTTCGTGCTTCAGAGGGTATCTACGCTGATGTCACTGGCACAGGAGCAGGGTACATCGTTTACTTCGGAGGCTAATCATGCCTCGGAACTATTATGTCTCAGGTGGTTGGAACGTAATCTGTGATAGTTGTGGTAAGAAGATTAAAGCTTCTGAAGCAAAACAACGGTGGGACGGACTCATCGTTTGTCCTAACGATTTTGAAATGCGACAGCCACAGGATTTCGTTAAGGCACGTGCAGACAAGATTACAGTTCCATTCACACGTCCAAGACCCACAGATGACTTTATCTATACACAAGGGTTTTTCGATGTTGTTGGTCCAACAGATGATTGTGGTGTAGTAGATTATATTGATCCATTAAGCGGATACTTTTTAGAAGATTACATGGTAGATAATTGTTCTATTACAATTGTCACATCATGGGCACGTCAGTTTAATGACGCTGTGGATAATCTAGAAGAATCTCTAAGTGTTGCATTTAATACTGGTGCTTTAACTGATACATTTACATTATCAGAAACAGTGCAGGTAGTACGTCGATTTGTGCGTACATTTAACGATAGCACAACAATCACAGACTCTAATGCAAATGCACTGTTAAAAGCTTTGTCTGATGCAACTAC